CTGCCAAGCATTCGCCGGCGGGTGATGTTTTATCCAGCGCTGCTGGTTATAGATTGGGCCTGCAGGGCGGTGGAGGATCCCCCTGCAGGCCTTTCGAAAGGAGAATACCGGTCCATGCAGGTAGAAACCACCTGGCCACCGGCTGGCGGGTCTGTCACGCCCGCCCCTGGCAGGGGCTAGGGTTGGGATAGGGGGGACATCCGCACCGGAGCCCCGGCCAGGGCCGGGTACGACTGTTGGGGGTGCCCCACGTGGCCGCCCTCTTCCTTACGTTTGCGCGCCAACTTGTCCAGTATGTATCTGAAATACAACCTCTTACATTCCGGCATAGGGACGTATTCCACCGTCAGGTGCGCAGTGATCCGCTTGGTCATGGTTTACGCCTCAGGAATAGATTCGGCTTGGATGGAAGTATTAAGGGATCCATCTGGAAGTATGCGTTTTAGCTCGGCAGCCTGGAAATTGCGCCGCCATTCATGATTGATGAGCAGCGCGATGAAATTGCTCATGCTGCGCTCTTCGATGCGAGTCATCTGCTCGGCCTTTTTTTGGGTTTCATCTTCAAGGTAGATCGATATGGTTGGCATAGACAATCCTGCTTTCTTTGTTGCTTAAATTTGTTGTCTCAAGAAAGATATTATCATATATTCTAATAGTTGTCAATATAGAAAGATTATCACTTTCCTAAGAAAGCGCAATGTGTGCAATAATGTTTTCTGTGGAAAACAATCATTTCACAAGTTGGCTGAATAGCGAATTAGATAAACAAGGCTGGACTCAAAGTGAACTAGCCCGAAGAGCAGGATTATCCCGTGGTACATTAAGCAATATAACCAGTGGATCTAAAGGCGTGGGCGAAGAGACCTGTCGTGCCATCGCACGCGCCTTTAATATCCCCCCCGAAACCGTCTTCAGGGCCGCCGGCATTCTCCCCAACCACCCGGGCACGGATGAAGACTTCGAAGAACTCAAACACCTGTTCAATCAGATGACCGACGAGGAGCAGTTGGAATTTTTAGCTATGGGGAGGCTGAAAATCGATCTGCGCGCCAAGCGAGGGGAATCGCATGAAACACCACAGGCCAGACTGGCGAACATTTGAGCTTGGCCATATCTGGCAGTCTTTAACAATTATTGACCGTAACTCCTGGCTGCGCCTGGCCCGCGCTGTGAGGAGGAAACGGCTGCCAGCCAAGCCGATGCACATATTCGACACATCGATGGTGATTGCATCCATGCTATTATTTGCTTTCCCCTTCAACCTGCGCTATACATTATTGGCGATCGGCGCCGGGTACGTGCTGGCGGTCAACCTGGCGATTGTCAGGGTGTGTATTGAGGGGATTCGATCCCGATAAGGGCACGAATATGTCTAGCGAGTTGGTAACCCAGGGTATTGCTGCCTTCAAAGCGGGGGATAGAGCCAAAGCTCGCCAATTATTAATCTCTGCTATTAGGCAAAATCCTAATAATGAGGAGGCCTTGAGTTGGCTCTATTTCACTTTGGAAAACAAAGAGCAAAAAACCCACTGTCTGGAGGAGGTCCTGCGCATTAATCCGGCCAACGAAAAAGCTCGTAAAACATTGGAGCATTTGCGGGCGCCGGCACAGCCGATGGATATTAACCAGCCAATTATCCAAGCTCCAATTGAATTACCTACTATTCAGCCATATCAGCCGCAGGCCAATCCAACACCTGTAAACAGGTCAAGGCAGAATGCCCCTAATGAAAGTATTAATGTTGGATCCATTCTTATCATAGTATCCGGCGCTTTAATAATTTTAGGTGCTATCCTTCCATGGGCATCTGTAATTAGTGTCTTTGGTAGAATATCAGTCTACGGTTACGAAGGGGATGGCATGCTGACAGGTATTATTGGTATTTTATTAATGATCCTGGGTTTCTTTCGCATCAAAACCTCTAGCGTATTAATTGGTGCACTAGCTATCATCCTGGGCATCCTGGCGGGAATCATTGGAGGGTTGAAATTTTTTAACTTGATAATAAATTTAATGTCTACTGAATACGTTAAGACTTCTATTGGTATTGGATTATATATAACCATCCTTGGCGGAATTGGAGGTTTTATAGGAGGCGTGGCAAAAATTTAGACATGAAAGACCCCCTACTTCATCAATTTGTAGACCAAACTGAAAAAGGCGAATATTCCGGTGTGCTAATCTGGATGATCATTTCAGGCGGCTTGATATCCGGTGAAATCGTTCCATCCTGGAGAGCGGTGGATGATTTATTTGTTCAGGTCCCCTTTACCTATATCAACCGGGAAACGGGTGAAGGCAAAAAATTATCTTTTCCAGAAATTGTCCCAGATCAAAAATACACAGAAACCAACGATGAAGGAAATTACGATTTCATAAATCTTGTTTCGGTGACTTATTGCATTGGCTCTCAAACCTTTCACTTTACCAACGCCAAGGTCAAGATGGATATGGTCTCCGCCTGGTGGTTCGGGACGATCGTTTAAAATCCCGCGTGCACCGGCAGCCTGCGCAATTTTCAACACGGCCTGACGCACTTCCTCTTCTGTGCCATGAAATATAATCGGTGCTTGGGTGATCATTAAGCCTCCTGAATATGATCTCTAAATATTTGTTCTAATTATAATCCACATGAATAACCATTCCTTTCCCCCAGGTAGCCTGGCAGCGGCCTATTTCCGAGACTCGGGCGGCGATACCCAGGAGCTCTCCGTCCCGCAGCAGGAAAGCGCCTTCCGCGCCTGGTGTGCCCAGAATGGCCTGATCCCTGGGGCCATCTTCAAGGATGTGGCCAGGCCTGGCTCATCGGTCATCGGGCGCGCGGGTTTCCACGACATGATCCACCACTTCCGCTCGGGCCAGGCCCAGGAAGCCGGCCTGGTCATCTGGTCATACTCCCGCTTTGCAAGAGAATTCGACGACAGCCAGTTCTACCGCGCTGACCTGCGCCGGCGTGGATTTATATTCTTTTCGCTAAACGACGCTATCCCTGAAGGCTCGATCGGCAGGCTCTTCGAGGCCGTGATCGACTGGAAGAACGAGAACTTTCTGGAAGACCTCAGCCGGGATACCCGCCGCGGGCTGCACGACCTGGTGCAGACTCACGGCGCAATCCCCGGCACCCCACCCAGGGGATTCAAGCGGGAAAAGATCGTCATCGGCAAGCGCCGCAGCGGACAGGACCGCATTGCTCACCGCTGGGCGCCCAACCCTGACGAGCTGCCCCGCGTCCGCCAGGCCTTCGCCATGCGCGCCGACGGCTATTCCCTGGCGGAGATCCACGCGGTCACCCATCTTTACGGCAGCATCAATTCCTATAAGACCTTCTATACCAACAAGCTGTATATCGGTATTCTGGAATTCGGCGACCTGGTCATCAAAGATTATTGTGTCCCCATCATTGACCGGCCTACTTGGGAAGCCGTGCAGCTCGTGATCGACGCATTCGCCAGGCATAAGAACCTGAGCGGTCAGGATGGTAACCCTCAGCACCCCCGTCGCCACAAGAGCTCTTACCTGCTCTCCGGCCTGGTCTACTGCGCCCGATGTAGCTCGCCACTCTTCGGTGCGCCATCCAAACAACACTACAAGCCCGACGGCACGCGCAATGCAGATTACGAGCGCTACGCCTGCGCCCGCGCCTACCGCCGCCGCGACTGCAATCAGGGACAATTCCCCAAAAAGATTTTGGAGGATGCCGTTTTAAGCACGTTAGAAAATTATATTCTTCTTCCTGATGTGTTGGCCGAGATGCAAAGCCGGGAGAAAGAAGATCGTGAAAATCTGCTTTCCAAACTGGAAGAAAAGCGCACCGAATACAAGAACATATTACGGGGCATTCGCCGGCGGATTGCCAACCTGACCGAAGCCATCGCCGAATCCGGCCATACCCGCGCCCTCCTCGAGAAATTATCCGGCCTCGAAGCCGAAGAGACAGCACTGCGTTCCCAAATGGCCGAAATCGAGCGCCAGGCCAATGCGCCGGCGCTGGACCTGGGCAGCAGCAGCCAGATCGACCAGACTCTTCAGTCCTTGCATGCTATCCTGGATTCTGGAGAGCATCAAGCCATCCAGGAAATGCTGCGCGGATTCATCGCCAGAATCACCGTCGATCGTGATGAAAACAAAATCATTGGCTCAATCACCTATTATCTACCCACCATCGATAATCCCGGTCCATCACTCCCGTATGAAACTGTATCTATACCATTAACATCCCTGGGGGCACCTCTCCACAGACACAGTTTCACAGTATCTTTCACCGCAACAATGCGGCGATATAACAAAAAAGCACTCCTAACGGGGTGTTTTTTGTTGCTTATATAGAACAGCTTAGAACACAGGATTAATGTTGCTTGACTTTGTAGCTACACTATGCTACAATAATGCAAGATACAGAAAGGATAAAACGATGAAAACCTACAAAGTCTTGACCTGCCAAAAATGCAACGCTCGTGTAACCATTCGTGGTTGGCGCGAAACTCAACCCGAACCTATCGAATGCCCCAAATGCGGAATCCCCTACACGTACCGGAAACCAGCCGCCGATCCGGATGCAAACGTAAAAATCAATTTGTATTACCAGGACGGTGAATACCTGACCGGCCACACTGTCCACGGTGATGAAGCCAAGCTGTTGGAGAAGATCGGCCTGGCTAAATACGTTGACGGCTGGGGATATCTGGTCAATGATGCAACCGTAAAATCTCTGGGAACTGAATTTATGTACGAGCAAGCTCTCGACCTGGCCCGCCCCGCCCTGGAAGCCAAGGAAGCTGCCCGCAATGCTGAAGTCGTCGCCCGTGAGAACATCTTCGCCGAAGCTGCCCGCAATGGTCAACCTGTCGTCCTGGATGAATATAGCGATGATTGCAACGACCCCCGCGAGGAGTGCAGCCTGGATAACGTAACCATTTACGCCATGCCCAATGGCACAACCAAAACCGTACGCAGTCACACGTATTAGGAGGATAACATGGATATCATCGATGCCTTAAAAATAATCATTGCCCGGTCGCCACGCGCAGCGGAAACCGCCGTGCGCACAATCGAGGCTGCCCGGCACAACTCGCCCGTTTTGCAAACCCGCTATGCTAACGTACTGATTATGGCCCTGGCAGATCCGGAAGCTACATTTAGCCCGGCGGAGCGCGCTACTCTGGCCACAGCCATCGAAGCGCCTGAAACAATCAGCCGTGAATTCATGCTCCGCGTACGGCTGACAGAACAGGAACGCGCCGAATTACAACAACTGTCCGAACAGGACGGGATCGGAATGAGTGAATATGTCAGGCGTAAGCTGTTCGGGTAAAATCGCCCCCCTCGGCATCTGTGATCATTGCGGTGGCCCAATTCCTACTGGCCAGTGGTACACCACCAAAGGCACACCGCGCTTATACTGCTCGCTTGACTGTCGCAATACTGCCAATTCGCGCAACGGCGAGCCGATCCGACACCAAAAAATGATGGCCAGAATCACCCGCGGCGAGTGGCAGAATCCGTCGAAGCTGCGCCCGCCAACGTCTCAGGAGCAGGCCGAACGCGCCAGAAAAGGCAGGCTGAGCGAAGTGGCAACAAACGCCTGGCGCAATCCGGCCCTGGATCCGGATGCCAGGAGCAAGCTGTCCACACCCCGCCGGCATACCGGTATCTTGCATAGCGCAATCGAAAAAATAAAGCGTGGGAGTTCTGTAGCCGATTTGACTTTTGAGGAGGCAGAGGCTCATCGAGAGTACCGGCGTCAATTGCGTGCTGCACGACGGGACGAAGTTAATCGCCTGGCTCGCGAATGGTATCATAGGAAGAAACGAAATCGCCCTTGACCTGGGCGTTTTCTTTGCAATAATCCTTGAGCAGCCACAAGGGTTTATGCTATAATAATTGTATGCGAAAAACCAGCTCACTATCTGTCAAAGGCCGAAAGCGGGAACCTATCCCGCAAAAGGGGTGCAACGCCCACCTGGTGGGCCGGCTTACTGGTACTTCCTCGCATAAGGGACTCTGCTCGCGACAGGGTCCTTTTGCTTTTAAGTAGGGGATTATTCCTGCTTCCAGGGCATCCAGCTCATAAATATCCTAATGGCGAATTTAGCCATTAATCTTCTCCGGCATTTTTTCGACAGTCATTACCATGATGATGCTGAAGGTGTTGTCGTCTCGAAATTTAAACTCAGGATGAGCACCAATAGTGAATCCCATCTCTTTACATAATTCATTGAACATTTTAACAAACTGTTCCTTGGTATATTGTTTTGGTTCTGCTTGTTCCATATTTACGCTCCTAACAAGCCTTTCGTGATTAATTCCGTTATCAGTGTCCCAAGCACATCCGCTAATTCGTCCATGGATGTGGCATCAGCATCGAAAACTTTATCTGATGTTACATTTGAGACTGCCCATCCCGTAGAACGCGCTGAAGCATTTGCACCCAATAATCCGATCATTGCCGCGCTTCCACTTGCCTCGATGCGGATTGCCTCTCGTTCCGCGGTGTCATATACAGTAAATCTTGCCCGTGCTTTTCTGGTAGCATCTGTGGCATCCACCCACGAAAATTCTATTGTTCCTGCACTTCTATCATCATATACATATGTTCCCAATGTAGCATAAAGGATGGAGCCGAACCCAGCAGACGGATAGTCACCACAATTTCGTGCAAAACGAGTTACAGTAACCGCACCAGAAAGCCATAAAGCATCGGTATCGTAAGTTACATCCAAAGGATATGTTGGAAAACTCCTGTCTCCGACAGCCACTCGTCTATTAGTTGTATCTACGTCGAAAACAGGAAGACCATTTTGATCTTTTACCGCGAACGCGCCCGCCGAACTTGTAGTTGGTTGGATTAGATTAATTTTATTGAAAGTGTTTGCTACATTTAAAAATGCTACTGAACCTGTCGCGGAAACGGTAAGTGTATATCCCGCTAAGACAATTGTGCCACCACTACTAAATATCAAGTCCGCGTTTGGAAATGAAACTCTTCTATTCGCGGTCAACTGTGTAGTACCTGGAGATAAACTTACTACGAAATTTCCCGTAGCAGCGTTGGGGTCTAACCTTATGCCCGCTGTGCCGGTCGGCTTAGCGGTCACTGTCCCAAGATTGAGTAAAGCGTCTGTAGCCGGGTCGTAAGTCAATCCAGTGTTTCCGGATAAGGTTGTGCTCGCTGCCCAGAGAGCAACCTGGTTAGCTACGCCCGAACCACTCACTCCACCTCCTCCACCAGCACCCCACGTTCCATCGCCAAGCAAAACATCAGTGCTTACACCTGATAACGCCAGAAGCAAACCATGACGAGCTGCACTTGCATTCAAGTCGGTGTTATTGTCAGGGGTGGCCAGATCGTCCAGTTTTATTTCGTCTGATCCGCCTTCTTCGTGGCTCGTATGATGCGCCGCCACCTCGCCAGGCTGTGGATAGCTGTAATTGTCACGGGATGTGTTCATGCCCGACATCGACGCGCTGGCGTCATTGTCCGGCCACACATCGATGGTGGCCACCTTGATCGCCGTGGTGTGAATACCTTGGGCGTCCACGCGCACGGTCGACTCCAACACCACCAGGTTGGCATCGATGTCCAGCACCTTCATCCCGTCCAGGACGCGCCGGTAGATCACCCGCAGGCTGCTGCCTACGGATAGTTCCCGGTCCAGCTTGGCGATGGATATCTTGTAGGATTGTTGCAGCGCCAGGCGGCGCAGCATCCACTCATAAGCGGCTTCCAACAGGGTGTTGGCGTCGCTCTGATCTTTGAACGAGATATAGCGCTCGATGCCATATGCAGACCAGGTGGCCGTATGTTGGAGATAATAACCCTTGCTGTCGCTGCCCACCGTCCAGCCGGTCACGCCGATGGATATGCCAGCCAGGGTAATGCGGGCATTGCCGTTGCCAACCCCATAGGCGTACACACGCCCGATCAGGCAGTCATAACTATCTTGTTCTTCCTGCAGCTCGATGATCAGGCATACGTTGATGTTCGACTCCAGCGCGATTGGGTCTCCCCCCTGGATGGCCCTCACCCCCGAGACAGGCCGATCGGCCTGCATCCAGATCACCGTGCGCCCGGTCCCCAGCCGGAAATGCTCGCCGGTGATCTCTGCCAGCTTGCACAGCGCCGCCAGGCAGCTCTCCCCTTCATAAACATGGTGGATGGCCTTCAGGGTTGCATTGTGACCATTGACCACGTCCAGGCTCCAGCCGGTTGGAAATAAGGCTGCAATCTGGGCAGGGCCGGTAACGGAAGGCGTGACTTCGGTCCCTATAGTCAGAGTCCCCACCTGACGGTAGGTCAGCTCGCGCAGCAGGTCATCTCCGGATAGATCCAGCTTTAGATCGACATCCACGCCGATCTTATCGATGATCCCCGCTCCCAGGTCGGTGGCCGTCCCATCTACCAGGCCCCAGGCCCGCACCCGCCGCTTGGCCTGCACCATCGAGGCGCGCGTTTCGGACAGGCTGCCCTTGGCCTTGAATTTACCCGCCGCATCCAGACGGCGGGTAACCTCAAAAGACGTTGCCGATCGTAACGGCCCGGGTCCGGCTTTTGTGCCGTCCAGCTCTTCGATATCCAGCCACCAATGCATAGGGTCTCCTATGTCGTTCCCGTCAGCAAGCGCTTTTCAATCAACTCGGTTAAATATAACTTGCCATCCGCGCTGGCGTTATAACCGCGGATGAACTTGGCTGCGACAGCCACGGACTTTTCCAGTATCCCCGCGTCGTGGGGGTAGATGCGGTGGCCGCTGGAGGCCGTGGGCGCGGTTCCCCGCAGCGTGAAGCGCATCTCGCCGCCGGCCGCCGTGATAAAAACGTGAGTCGTGTTGGCGTGGAAAGCCGCAAATTGCACGCCGCCGGCAGTATTATCAACCACGAGGGTCTGTTCAGTGGCAGCAGTATTCAATGTGAAATTGGCCAGCCATGCTATGCCGCCGGTGACCTGATTGGTCACATTGACATCCATGTCGGCGACGACCTCGCCGTTCTGCGTGCGCCGGTTTATGCCCCCCACTGCCGTAAACTCATTAACTCCGCCGTTATCGACCAAAGCGGCGAAAAGTTTCTTGCCGGCGTTATCGACCGGGAGTTGCTCTGCATAAGTAAGATCTGCCATGTTTGCTCCTTTACCACCTGGGTGGTTTACGCGAATGCCGCGTAGTAATCCAATATGAACTTGCCGCCACCGACGATAGTCAACAGCAGCGTATTTGCGCCCGGGGCGATGCGCATCCAATCTTCGTGGTTAGCTGGCGGTAGGAAGTGCGCGTAATCGTCCACTTCATTATTCTGGACGCTCATCGCTCCGGTATCGATCACCAACACATTTCCGGAGGCCAAGGCTCCGTTATAGCTGAAGCTGTATCCGGTAGTTGGGTTATTGATGGTGACCAATGTCACGTTGCCGATCGCAGTAATGGTGAAGATTACTGCAGGCTGATCGATATTGCCCGAGTGGTCAATATGGAGCACCTTCGTCGCTCCCGATTCGGCCAGCACGGTCGTCAGATCGTCCGGCTCAGAGGGTGAGACGCTGCCCGAATAATTATGTGTGCCTTCCGAATACCAGGCCGGGGAATATACAGTGAACGAGAGTTTCACATCCTGGAAGAGGCGCGAGTTCTGCCCGTACTTGCGCATGACATCCAGGTTGTCGAACCGCGCGAAAACCCATTCCAGATGGTCATCAGCGATGATCAGCCGGTAGAGTTCGGACCGTGTGCCGACCAGCACCCGCAACGCTATGAATTGGGTCAGCAGGCTCGATTCGGTCGTGGCATGCAGGGTGCAGATCTTCAGGATCTTCGCGCTGCCAGGCATGACGCGCTCCCCGCCGAACAGGTCCAGCGCGCCACCGGAGGGCAGATCTAGAGCAGATTTTCCCGATGTGATCAGGCCAATATTAGACTCCTCATTATAATCCGGCAACACCGTGGTTCCGAAGCGATAAATACGATAGGTCATCGCAATCCTTTCGAACGGGCATTGTCCAGCACGCTGCCCACCCTGTCGATCACTTTTTGAGCCAGCATGTCCTCATCCATGCCAGGCGCACCGTATACCTGAATGGCTCCGGGGGCGATCGTGATATTGGTTCCGCCTGCAGCTCCAGCTCCACCCACGCCTGCCCCGCTCGAGGTCGCCGTCATATTCATCCCGGCTACGGCCGCATTAATCGCCTGTTGCGCCTCGGCCAACGCCCTGGCAATTCCCGGTGAGCCTGCCGGCGTTACCACGAACTCTTCACCGCTGGTCATCCAAACAGGATACGAATCATTTGGATATCCAGGCGGCACCTTGCCAATCCCACCCTGGGCATACCCATAATCACTCGGTCCGCCTGGGACATACGGTGCTCCTGAGCCGCTTCCTCTCTGGTTGATCTCTTGATTAAGCGTTGTAACCGTGATTGTCACATTCTTATCATGCAGGTTATTGACCGCGTCGACCAGTTTACTCACAGCTTCTGCATATTCCTGCGAATCGATCTTCTTGTCGTCCAATTGCGCCTTGAGTTCTGCCAGCTTAGTCCCCACCGCGTAATCTTCTTCGCTCAATATACCCAGAGCCTTGCCCAACTCCAGCATCGCGATCGCATCCAAACCGGCGGCCGCCTTCTGGAAAATGATCTCCCGCGTGGCGTCGGCCAATTTATTTTTCAAATCCTGCGCATCACCACCGGTATCTTGATACTCCTGCCGTAGTTGCTCAAGCTCTTCACGTTGATCGGGGGTCAGATATGGCACGCCGCCCAGTTCTTTGATCTTATATTGCAGCGCGCCGATCTTGTTCATCGTTGCGTCCCAGGTGGCCTGTTCTTCGTCGCTGAAGTCCGCGTTTTCTTTTCTCTTCTTGATCAAATCGTCGATTGAAATCCACAAGCCTGTCAACTGGGACTGGTATTGGCCGATCTTTTTTACATCCAACGCAGGCAGGAAGTCCGTCGCCCCCAATTTTCTCATCTTCTTTTCCAGTTCCTGGCGTTTCTTTACCAGGTCTTCTGTGCCCTCGTCATAATCCTTGACGGCCTGCTTCAACGCCCCGTTTATCGCGAAGCTGGCGAGAAATTCAGCGGCCTTCGCGGCAGCTTTCATATCGGCAGTCCACGTCTTTAAATTCTGTTTCTCGACCTGCTGCTGCATATATTGGATTGCATCCCCCTGGGTCCGGATCGCTCTTGCGCCATCATTGGCCGCGTCGGTATGTTGCTGTGTTGCATGGGTCGCGTTGTATAGATTTGCAGCCATTTCGCGGACGGCGGTATCTACAAAATTGGTAGAATCGTAAACATCGAAGTTAATCCCCGTTGCTCGCTCGAGCACATTCAGGAACTCATCGTATGACAGCGAGGTTATATCGACCGCTTTGGCAAGTTCCTGGAGCTGCTTATATTGCTGGAATTCAGCCTCGGTTAGCAGCTGATCTTCTTTTTTCACAATCCGGCTAGTTAACCCAGCTTTTTCCGCCGCTTGGATATATTCATCATACGATGTTGCAAGCTGAAGAATGACCTGTTTTGCCTCTTGATCTTGTCTGATAACCCCCTCTTGACCTCTCAATAAAATTGCCCATCCAGCAGCAGCCTTTTCCAAAACCGACCCTTGCTTTTCTATCGTATCGTATGTGATCTGCGCCTGCTGGCCGTAGGCAGTCGCAAAATCCAATGCTCCCTTACCGGATTTTGATGTTTGGTAGAAAAAATTTTTCCATGCAGATGTAGTCCCCTCGAGATCGCCGCCCTGGCCACTGGTCAGGACAAGATTCAATGCGGTTGCCAAATCCCCCATCACCGGGAGTAATTTAAGTGCAATATTATCTTTAAGCTCACCAATCGCCACATTGGCCCGTTCGAATCTATCCGTGGCCGACTCGGTGTTGCCGCCTACCTGCGCAAGAATAGTCTGGCCTTTTTCGAGCACGGCATTCAATAACGCCATCGATTTCTCTTCCTCTGTCAACGCATCTGCGGTCTTACGAATATGTTTAGCATAGTCTTCATAGGCGGCGGTGCTGTCGATGACGAGGCCAGCCTGCTTCAGACCCCGAGGGGTCAGATTCTTGATGCTGGTCGAGATAGAATCAAACAGCTCGAGCGTACTCCCCATGGTCGGGTTGAGCTTATTCGAGGCCTTGGCAATCTCCATCAGCGCCGGGGCGTTTTCGAGCAGCGATTTCGATAACTTCTCCGATGTGCCTGTCAGCATTTGCATCGATGCAGCCATCAGATCTTCCCCGTCGATAGTTCCACGCGCCGCCGCACTGAGCCGATCGAGTGCATCTGATGACTCTCCCAGGCGCTGTATAAGCGAGTTGTAACTATCATTGATCTGGGCAATCTCAGCGCCCTGCTCGGCGAAATCCCAGGCTTTCTTTAAAGCGACCGCTACACCGGCCATGATGATCCCTGCGTTCTTGATGATGTCCTTGACGTCTTTGACAATATCGCCGAAGCCCTTGAATTTCGATCCCGACTCCTTTACCTTATTGCCGGTTTCGCCCACTTCTTGGCCCATCTTCTGTAAAGCGCCCGTGGTGTCTTTCAGCTCCACCTGCATTTTGCCGAGTGTTTCAACGGATTTGTTATAAGCAATCTCGGCATTTTGTGCGGCGGCGGAATCTTTACCTTGAGCTTCTACAATGCGTTCATATTCCCCTCGCAGGATAGCAACTTTGTCTTTTTGCAGCTCAATCTTGTCCGATAAAGCGTTCATCCTCAGGGTGAGGCCATCCGACGTGTCTGACCAATCTCCGAGCGTAGAAGCCGATGCTTGGAACGCTGATTCTGTAACCTTCAGGGCACGGTTTATGTCGGCAAGCCCGGACTTCAGATCGCTTGTGTCGGCTCCAAATCTTGCAGAAAGACGCGAATCGCCAGCCATTATGTCACCTCACTCCATAACTTGATTTTTCTGGATTTCTCATAGGATTCTCTTTGGGTTTGCGACCACGGTTTTCCTTTATTCCATGGAATTCGTCCTTTTCGCATTTGAGATAATTTAGCACTTTGTTCAGCCGATAGTTTCTTCCCTAAACGGTTTTTATTTCCCAAAGCATGTTTATTCCCTTTCATGGATGTCGATAATTCTTCTATTACTTCGGGGTTACTGGTAAGATATTTTCTCCTGGATAAAGACATTCTTTCTTTCGTTTCCAGAGAATGTTTTTTCCCTGTTTGGGCAATTGCCATTTTGGCACGTTCCTCTGATGTTGGAATATATCCAGGGTGTCCCATACGCGATCTGGACATTTTCTCTCTGGTTTTCTGAGAATGCTTTTTCCCTAACTGCATCCGAGACATTCTCAGGCGAACTTCAGGAGTTTCTTTTATCCCTCGTTGGGCTTTTGAAATTTTTTCCCGATGCTCTATAGAAATATGTTTACCAAATTGCATACTAGGTACAGCAGGACCTAAATTAATCAATATCGAAGGATCTGTGTTATCAATCCAGTTTTGTTCACAAATAGCAACTTTTTCAGGATCGTAGCAGACTTCAAGAATTCGGAATTCTGGAATTCCATATTTATTCCATATGTTTTGTAAATAAGAATTGAAGTGTATTCCTCTCCTTAATAAACTTTGATGAGCGTTCCATCTTTTATGGAAAGGTTGAGTAGTTGATCCAATATATATTCTCTCGGCTTCATCAGCCTGAAAGACAATAGCATAAACGCCGAATTCGGTCATAACCAATTCACCTGGTCGCAAAAAGTAGTTGTCGTTACGGCTTGCCGTCCGTTGCCATGCCGTTCTGTGAACCGGTGCATGAATTTCATGGTCGACTCGTAATCACCAGAATCAATATCGTACAATGACCAGTGGAACGTTTCTGCCAGGGTGATTTTCAGGTCTGTGATGGTGGTTCTGATTTCTTGTTTTCCGGCCGGCTCCCCGGCCTCCGAGGGTTTGGATTGAAGAACCTCGATACATTGTTGACCTTCGCTACCACCATCGCAAACACGCTCATGATGTCCACCAGGTCGGCGCCAGCATTCAATTCATCCAGCGTAAACTGCCCGCCGAAAACTTCAACGATAAAAGCCTTGATGGCATCCCAGGTTTCACGGTCGGTTTTTTGCTCTTTCGATTCAGCCAACCCCAGGGCGATATCGACCAGCCCCAGCGGGATGCGCAGCTTGGAATACTCAGCCTTGACCGAATCATCGGGATTGTAAAACGTGATCTGGATCGGATCGGGCATAGTACCTCTACAGGCCTGGCGGGCTTTTTGGACCCGCCAGGCCGATTGTAATATTCTGGTTCCGCTTACTACGCTACCGTGGTGAAGTTCACGGCGCCCTTGAGCGTGCTGCCGTAGATATCGGTTACGGCATAGGTGATGATGTAGCTTACCGCGTTGGTCAGGCTGGAAGTCGGATCGATGGTAACGATCTTCTTGGTTGCATCCAGGGTGATCGTCCCTGCGACTACCGATGCATCGGAAGCCAGGATCAACACGATGTGGTTCACTGCGTCGGACGGCAGAGCGTTGTTGAAGGTCAGCGTCTGGTTGGCAGTGATGGAGATGTTCGATGCGCCATCCGTGGGCACGCTGCTGGACAGAGCCAGCGCCGACGGGGTCGCTACACCCGGCACCTGCACCTGGGTGAACCAGCCGGTGGCGACGAAAGCATCGGTGTCGGTATCGCCGACCACGCGCTTGACCGAATCGGTTACCCCGCCGCCCAGGCTCCATTGTTCCACCGTGCGGATCGCCGTAAAGGTCAGATCCAGGGTCTTGGGATCGGGCTTGTCGGCCAGGGTGGCAATGGCTTCCTTGGGCATATCGAACTTGCCCTTCAAGAACCAGTAGTACCGGTAGCTGCCGTTCGATTTCTTCGAACGGAACCCAAGGGCCATGAACGGAGCCACACCGCCGTTATCGTACATGCGCCCGGTGGAGGCGTCGAAAACCTTGCCCGTGATGAATGCAAGCCTCAAGAGATCCAGCCCGGTGATTTTCAAGGCGATTTTAGTCTCGCCCTCCGCCGTGGCTACATCGTAGGGTTGATCGTCCGCGTATTGGATCGCGAATGACGTGGCCGGTTCCAGGCTGGCCTCCGCAGCAGGCGCCAGCCAGGCTGGGCTGCCTGCCGTATAGGCGGCCGCGCTATCGGCGGTGACCTCAGCAACATACAAACTGTCGAGGCCGATCTTGGATTTATACTCACCTTCGTTTGCCATAGTAAACTCCTCTTATGGGCACACCCGTGTGCGCCTTATAAATTAGCTTCCACCTCGAATTGCACTTTATCGCTATGCAATTTCAAAGTAGGCGATTCAATATAGACCATCAATATCCAGATACCAACGATGTCTAGGTCACCACCTGCCCATGTGTACCGCATCTTCCCATCCGTTCCATCTGTCACCAGGCTTGCCGTGCGGATAATATTGGCTGCAGCACCTGGCTTGCGGAAATTCAATTGCCGCAAAGTCGTTTGCGACAAGTTCACCGGCAAGCCCCCATTCATGAGCGTAATTACAATAACCGACCCAACATCGTTGAGATGAAATTTAGCCAATGTCAACCTCCATCTCTTCCAACTCGCGCACAAGAGCTGTCAGGTTGTCTTCGAATTGAATGTTCGCTTCCAACGTTCCCAATAAATTCGTCTGAGTAATCACGTCGGTGACCCTGGGCTGCCATTCCGGCCAGGAAAAATGGCCGTAATGCTCATGCGTGCAGCTCATCGCCGCCAGATGGTTGTGCTGGGTCAGACTGAATGTCTCAACCATATGGGGATGTGACCCACCGGCCACTACCAGCGCTATATTCCCCGTTCCGACCGTCAGGGTTATATTCTCGGCCCATTGCTCGTGAGCGCCGCCCTGGACTGATAGCAGATGATGTTGCAGCAAGGCGATATTCTCCGTCGCCTGTGCCTGCCAGGCATCCTGCACGGCTAGGTAATTATGCTGGGTCAGCGTAATCGTGTTGGCCGCCTGGGAGTGAGCTGCATCCTGGATTGCTAAAATATGATGCTGCGTTAGCGTGACGTTTCCGCTCGTCTGCGCATGAGCGACTGCTTGCACAACAAGATGGTTATGCTGTGTCAGGGTGATGTTGGCTGCTGTTTGCGCGCAAACAGCTGATTGAACCACCAGGTAGTTGTGCTGGGCGAGAGTCACATTGCCGGCAGACTGGACATGCATAGCAGCCTGCACCGCCAAATGATTGTACTGGACAAGCGTTACATTTCCGGCGCCCTGGGCGTGTACCGCTGATTGAGCCGCCAGCTGGTTGTGCTGGGTCAGCGCCACGTTGGAGGCCATCTGAGCATGGGTCGCGTTCTGGACAACCAGCGTCATGTGCACGGTCAGGGTCACGTTGCTGGCGGTCTGCGCATGGGCGGCGTTCTGAACCGCCAGGTGATTATGCTGCGTCAAAGCCACATTCGCCGCGGTATGCGCGTGGGCAGCATTGGCCGGCTGGATTGGCTCCCCGATGGTCAGCGGCGGGTTCGGATCGTGGGTGTTGAGATCGAACTGCCACTGCCAGGATGAAGCATAATCGCTTGGATCCTGCCATCTCGCACCCGAGATCGTACCGTCGCATATCTTTCCCATTATCCACTCACCATATAGAAAGCACCTGTCCAGTTGGTGGCCGTGGTGGCGCTTTTGAACATTTCCAACAGGCACAGGCAGGCATCGGTCAGGATCTGCACCAGGTTGAATGCGCTGTTGATCCCGTCCAAAATAACCGGGGTGTAAGCTTGTGCCGGCATGGGGATCCAGGCCAGGGGCTTACCGAGGAACACATTCAGGTTACCCGTGGAAGCCGCAGATAACGCCAGGTTGGTGATGGCGCGGACGCCGTTGTCACCAGAAGTGAGACGATAATGCCAGTCTGGTGTGGCGTGAGGGAAGCGGTTGACGATGGCCGAAGCTGCAAGCGCCATGTTGCTGGTGGTCGCTTCGGCCGCATTTCCGTCCTGGTCGACGTAAGTGATGGTAACGGTTGGAGTACCAGAACCAATCGCAGTGGACACCTCGCAGCTGATGAACGCGCCCTTGGATGCCACTGATTGGTAACGCCCGGGCGTGCCCGTCACCGTGCGCGGCGTGACCGAGATATCCCAGTTGCCCTGGTAGAAACGGTCATACAGCAGCAGCAGCTGGCTGGCCACCGACGCCATCGCGTATCCGGTGGTCAGGTGCAGAGTGTCCCCGCCGCCCGGGTTGTCGAACCCGATCCCCAGGCCGGCCGGTGTAGTCTTGGTGGGCGATTCTCCCGCCGGAAAGACAGCCGCCGTAACTTGCCCCGCCGGGTTTGGCCCCACACGCGCCAGGCTATTCATCACTCCCGCCACGCCGGTTGTGCCGGCCTTGGTGAAATGGATAATTTGAAGCTTACCGCCTGTGGTCGCTTCGCTGATCAGGTCAGACAGGCTGGCAAACCCGCCACCCTGGATCGTTCCGAGGATGTCATCCCGGTAAGCGAATACATTGCCCGGCACGTTCAGGATCGGCACAGGATAATAATGATCTGTCTTGCGGATCATCTCTACCAGGTCGGCGCCCAGCCAGCGTTCCATGCGTTGCGCATGCGCAGAGCGATAAGTGTTTTTCATGGCTGCACCTTTAAGCCGGATCGGCAATCTCTATTTTCCAAGTCGGAATATCCACCGTTGTTGGGCGGTACAGGTGGTCACGTACAACAGGCGTGAACCGTCCACAATTGCCAGGTGCGTCGCATTCCCAGATACATCGATCGCCACAGCGTTCTTGGCTGCCACGGTCAGCTTGCGTCCATTGGTGTCACCGTCCGAGGCGGTAAAGTCACCAGTAGCCACCGCCACATCTGCCAGCGCGTAGGTCGTAACGGCCTCCGTTCGCGTGGTCGGCTCTGCGCTGCACACGATCTCCAGAGTGGCGTTGTTCTTGATAATATTCAGCGCGCCATCTAAAACATCATTATGAACAGATTTAGCCATAATTTATTCCTCTCAGAGATCTTCAGTCCATTCGAAATCGAATGCGATCCCGTAATGCCGGGTCTCGATATCGTAATCGAGTTGCCGCCCGGCTACGAACATGAAACCGGCGGCGGTCATCGCCCCGATCACATCGGGCAAGCCTGCCAGGCCCGCCCGGCTGTAAATACTCACCTGCACCAGCCAGCCGCGGATCGTTTCTAAATTATCGGCGTGCTGGACCGGCGAGACATCCACTACAAAGTAAATCAGGTAGGAATCGGGGAGATCTCCGCCTGGCGTAGCTGCTAGAAAAGCGCCGGCTCCCATGGGTAATCCCAGGGGAGTAAGAGCGCTTGAAGCGGTTGCCCAGATCGTAGCCATTATTTCAACCAGTCTTGGAAAATATCTTCCATCGCCGCGCGGGCCTTTTTGGCGTCGTTGCGCAGCGTGGGGCGAATATAGGGTTTGGCTCTGATGCCCGGGCGCGGGTGGCGCCTGGGGTTCTTCGGGCTGGGAGAGGTTCTCCCGCCGAATTCCCACACCGCTGCGATTCTCACCGTCTCGGCATCCGTGCCGCGCAGCACGCCCAGGTACAGATAGCGCTTGTTACCGTCTGCCATGACTTTTGTCATCCTGCAGGCCTGCTTTATTTCCTGGTATGGCGCTCGTTTCTGCATCCCTGCCACCAGCACATCCGCGCCGGCTTCCAGGCACTGCTCGGCCACCTTATCGATATCCTGGCCAGCCTTCATCAGCGCATCCAGGTATTCCTCGAAGCCTTCGAGCGTCAGTGTTACCTTCGCCATCATCCCTCTCGCTTTCGGATAACCTTGAGCTCTAAATACTCGCCGCGCTCTTGCACGTTATCCATGGACACGATCTCCCACCGGTCGGAGCCTTTGAACACCGCAC